AAAAATTTATACTGAAATGGAGAAAATGATGATTGCCGAACATATGCAAAATGTGGATTGTGGAAAAACTGTGGAAAAATCAAGGTTAAAAATGGAAAAAGAATCGAAACAGAAAGATTTACTTCGCATTCATAAAGGCCGAAAGGCTGCAAACAAACGATTAAAAGAAACAATATGAAATTCAGACATTTTTCTCAACGTAGTGAATACAAAGGTCAAGTATTCACATTACCCTCAATGACCGAGCCAGACCAAACTATGTCTATCCGTACAATTATGGATAAATACGCCCGAGGTTTAGACGTCGGTGGCGTAAAAGAATGTTTATGGGATGAAGAAGGTCTATCTAATGGCGTAAATGCTAAAACTTTAGATTTAGTCGACCTTCAAGAAATGGGAATTGAGAACAAGAAAATTCTCAATGAAAACGAAAAAGGTAGAAAAGCCTATAAGGCTAAAAAAGAAGCTGAAGCTTTTGAAGAAAGGGTTCAAGCTGAGTTCGCGAAACGAAGTGAAGCTCAGCAATAATATTACTTGATATATTATTGCTGATTGACCCAAGTCAATAAAAACAAGGAAAAAACACAATTATGACTTTATTAGTTGCTCCGATAATTATTGCTGCTGGTATTGCTGCTTTAGGAAGTGCTATTACTGCTGGTTTAGCTAATCGTAGATCAAAAAAAGAACGTGAATGGGCGTTGGAAGATTATCAAAGACAACGTCAGGATTTTTTGATTGATGCTGCGAATCAAAATGTTTATAATGCCCCAAGGGCTGAGATGGCAAGATTAAAAGCTGCTGGATTATCTCCGACTATGATGTATGGTGCTGGTGCTGCCGGATTGTCTGACGCTGCCCGGGTTCAAGGTGCGTCTATTAAACAAACTTCTGCTGCGGATTATACTGGTGCGATTAATTCTTTATCTTCTGCTATGCAGACGGCCGTAATGGACCCTTCTAAAACTAAACGCGGATTTGAAGCTGGTGTATTAAATCTTGAAGCCAATGCTCGAAAAGCCAATGCTGATGCTGACTATTATCGTATTCAAGCTGATGAAGAAACGCTTCGTGCTGATATTGCGAAACAAATGGGTATTTATGGACAAGACAAAATATTATCAACCCAGTTAAAACAAATGGAGTTAAACGCCCAGGCGCGGCTTAACGAAATTAATGAAGCGACAAAGGAAGAACAGAAAAAGAAAATAGTGCAGGATGCTGCTTTAGCCTATGAAAATGCTGTTCAGGCTCAATGGAATAACGAACAAAATCCAACGCGTAAAGAAATATTAGGGCAACAATTAGAACAAGCAAAAACGCTTAGTGAAATTATGCAATCTCAAAAAAACCAAGAATATATAAAAGCTACTTTGGCTCAATATAATATCTTTCCGACGGATGAATGGTATCTACGTGCTGCTGCTCTTATAGCTGGTAAAATAAAAGCTCTTGAAGCTACTCAAAATATAAATAAATAAGTGATGAGAAAATCCCAAAATGACAGACCCTCTCTGTCTAAAAGCAAAAATTTTGATGAGGTCTCCTCTTCAAAATGTTTTGCGTCAGCCTACGGCAACTACTCTAAAAAAAATAAAATATGGAAAACGTCGAAACAATTAAAACTGTTTTAAGCCCTACAGATTTGAAAAGAATCTGTGTAGTAATTTTAAAAAAGGACTTTGCCGCAAAGTTCAGCGAGATAGACGAAGCCCTAAATCTAAAAACGGGCGAGGCCTCGAAGCTGTACAGGCAACTCTCAAGGGCTTTAGAAAAAACTGAAACTAAACAAAAACTATATGAAACGGAAATCATTTAAAAACAGAGGAGCGAAAAGCTCGAGACGTGTATCCAAATTTTACACTATTGCCAGAGGAGGTATTCGACTCTGATGCAAAAAGTTTGAAAAACTTAAAAGGAATCTGAAAGGTGTTCCGAAGCGTAGCGAAGGGCAACGCCTTTCAGATTCCTCAGGGTTTTCTCGAACGGAAAATTAAAAAAATTAAAAACTAAAAAAAACTAAAAACTAAAAACTTTACCCCCAATGACCCTTTTATGGGGGTGCAGGGGGTTAGATTAAAAAACAAAAAAATTATGGCTGCTAACTTATTTAACTCCGTACAAATGTCTAAGCCTAAATCAAATAAGTTTGATTTAACTCATGACGTGAAAATGACTGGTCAGATTGGTAACTTAATGCCTTGTTGCATTGCTGAATGTGTACCTGGTGACAACTTTAAACTTGCTGGTGATGTATTGTTGCGTTTTGCTCCAATGTATGCCCCTATTATGCATCGTGTTGATGTTACTATTCATTATTTCTTTGTTCCTAATCGTATTATTTGGGATAACTGGGAAAAATTCATTGTTAATGAGCCTACTGCTGGATTGCCTCAGGTAAACTGGGAAGGTGCTCTTCCTGCTGATGCTAAAAAATTAGGTGATTATTTGGGTGTTCCGCCTCCTCCAGTTGGTTCTACTCCTCAGTTGATTAATGCTCTTCCTTTCGCAGCGTATCAATGTATTTATAATGAATATTATCGTGATGAAAATTTATGTCCTGAGGTTGATTATCAACTTACTGATGGTATTAACCCTTTGGGTGATTTAGGTACTCTTAGAAAACGTTCATATGAACACGATTACTTTACTGCTGCTCTTCCATTTGCTCAAAAAGGTGCTGCTGTTGATATTCCTTTAGGTGATGTTGTGTTGAAAGACGATTGGTATGTTGCTGGAGCGCCTGTATATCCTCATTTTGAAGATGGTACTGGTATAACTCAAACTGGAAATTTAGGTAATATTGGTACTCCGTTTGTGGACCAAATTAATGTGACTGGTGGGGCTGGTGGCCCTTTAGCTTATGACCCGAATGGTTCGTTGGCTACGTCTCCTACTACTATTAATGACTTGCGTCGTGCTATGCGTTTGCAAGAATGGTTGGAAAAGAATGCGCGTGGTGGTACTCGTTATATCGAAAATATTAAAGCTCATTTTGGTGTTTTTTCCTCTGATGCTCGTTTACAACGTCCTGAATATATTACGGGTACTAAGGCTCCCGTTATTATCGAAGAAGTATTGAATACTACTGGTGTGGATGGTGAATTGCCTCAGGCGAATATGGCTGGAAAAGGTATTTCATTACAAGGTGGTTATGCTGGTTCTTATTTTTGTGAAGAACATGGTTATATTATCGGTATTATGTCTGTTATGCCTAAACCTGCTTATCAACAAGGTATTCCTAAAAACTATTTAAAAACTGACCCACTGGATTTCTATTGGCCTTCATTTGCGAATATTGGTGAACAAGAGATCGTTAAAGCTGAAATTTATGGTTATGATAACAATCCTACGGAAGTATTTGGTTATATTCCTCGTTATGCTGAGTATAAGTACTTACAAAATCGCGTGGCGGGTGAATTTCGTACAACGCTTAATTATTGGCATTTGGGTCGCATATTTGCTACTGCTCCCGCACTTAGTCAAGAATTTATAGAAGTTAATCCTGAAGACCAAAATCGTATTTTTGCGGTTGATGAGGATGATCATCTTTATATTCAAGTATTGAATCGTATTATGGCTATTCGTCCTATGCCAGTATTTGGTACTCCAATGTTGTAATATGTGGTATATTATGCCTAAAATGGGGTGGAAATACGTTTCCCCCTCTGGAACTATTTACTATATGGATTTTGATTCTTTTTTCGATTATGTGTTGTAGTCCTCTACGCTTAAAAGATAAAGGTGTTGATGTTCCTTGTGGTAAATGTGGTGATTGTCAAGCTCGAAGAATATCGGGTTGGTCTTTCAGAATCTTAAAAGAAGCGGAGCGTTCAAGCTCCGCTTTTTTTATAACTTTAACCTATTCACCAGAACATTGTCCTATTACAAATAAAAATTTAATGACTTTACGTCTTAGTGATATACAAACTTTCTTTAAATCGCTGCGAAAGGAAAACAAAGGAAAGATAAAGTATTATTGTGTTGGTGAATATGGTGGTATAACTAAAAGACCACACTATCATTTATTAATATTCAATTTGGACTATCAATCTATTTGTGACAATCACTGGAAAAAAGGACACGTATATTATGGTTCTGTAACTCCAGCTTCTGCTGCGTATTGTTTAAAATATATGTCTAAGGAATCGAAAATTCCTCAATTTAAAGGTGATAATCGATTAAAAGAATTTGCAACTATGTCAAAAAAATTGGGTGAAAATTACATAACTCAACAAGTTAGATACTGGCATAAAATAGATTTATTAAATCGATGTTATATACCTATGAAAGGGGGGCAAAAAATTGCGATGCCAAGATATTATAAAGAAAAAATTTATACTGAAATGGAGAAAATGATGATTGCCGAACATATGCAAAATGTGGATTGTGGAAAAACTGTGGAAAAATCAAGGTTAAAAATGGAAAAAGAATCGAAACAGAAAGATTTACTTCGTATTCATAAAG